ATGATACCTCGCTATTCCCGCCCCGCCATGGTCGCCATCTGGGAACCTGCCACGAAATTCCGCATCTGGTTCGAGATCGAGGCGCATGCCTGCGACGCCATGGCCTATCTGGGCGTGATCCCGCGCGCGAATGCCGAAGCGGTCTGGAAAGCCAAGGATGTCGAGTTCAACGTCGCCCGCATCGACGAAATCGAGGCCGAGACCAAGCATGACGTCATCGCCTTTCTCACCCATCTGGCCGAGCATGTGGGGTCTGACGAGGCGCGTTTTGTGCATCAGGGCATGACATCTTCGGATGTTCTGGATACCTGTTTCAACATCCAGTTGACCCGCGCCGCCGATATCCTGATCGCGGATATGGAGGCGCTCTTGGCCGCACTCAAGCGCCGTGCCTATGAGCACAAGGACACGCTGCGCATCGGGCGCAGCCACGGCATCCACGCCGAACCCACGACCATGGGCCTGACCTTTGCCCGCTTCTACGCCGAGATGCAGCGCAATCTGCGCCGCCTGCGCACCGCCCGCGAAGAAATCGCCACGGGGGCCATTTCCGGCGCCGTCGGCACCTTCGCCAATGTCGATCCGCGCGTCGAGGAACATGTCTGTGCCCAGCTTGGCCTGACACCCGAGCCGATCAGCACCCAAGTGATCCCGCGCGACCGCCACGCCGCATTTTTTGCCGCTCTTGGTGTCGTGGCCAGCAGCATCGAGAATGTCGCCATCGAGATCCGCCATATGCAACGCACCGAAGTGCTTGAGGCCGCCGAGTTCTTCTCGATGGGGCAAAAGGGCTCTTCCGCCATGCCGCACAAGAAAAATCCGGTGCTGACCGAGAATCTCACCGGCCTTGCCCGCCTCGTGCGCATGGCGGTGGTGCCCGCGATGGAAAACGTGGCCCTCTGGCACGAGCGCGACATCTCTCACAGCTCGGTCGAGCGCATGATCGGCCCGGATGCCACCATCACGCTCGACTTCGCCCTCGCCCGCCTGACCAATGTCATCGACAAGCTCTTGGTCTACCCTGACAACATGATGGCCAATATGAACAAATTTCCCGGCCTCGTGATGAGCCAGCGCGTCCTCTTGGCCCTCACTCAGGCGGGTGTCAGCCGCGAGGACGCTTACCGCCTCGTGCAACGCAACGCGCTTAAAGTCTGGGAAACGGGCTGCGACTTCAAGACCGAGTTGCTGAATGATGCAGAGGTCACCGCCGCCCTCAGCCCGGCGGAAATTGCTGAAAAATTCGACTTGGGCTATCATACCAAGCATGTGGACACGATTTTTTCCCGGGTTTTCGGGGAATCATGATAGCCTGAACCCCTGTCCAACAGGGAGACATATGATGAAGTTGAAATTCGGATTGGCCGCCCTCGCGCTTGTTGTCACACCCAGCCTGGCCTTGGCCACGGGGGGCTGTAACTACGGCAAACAGAAACAGGCGATTTCCTGCGTTGCTGGCACCGCATGGGACGCAGCAACCAATAGCTGCGTGCCGCAAACCTCAAGCTGATCAAAAACGGGGCGGGATCACTCCCCGCCCCTGCTTCAGCGTTCTCTAAATACTCAAAAACTCCACCCGCCTCAGAGATCACGGACGGCGAATGTGCCCGGCCCAAAGCTTGCTGAGAGTTGCGCCACCTCGATGCGTTTGCCCGAATCCGGCCCATCCGCAACCCGCGCCGCAGCCGGATAGATCCAGTCCGGGCGCTCAGCCGTGACCTCGCGCAAGACTTGGCCGCCCCGCATGACCCGCAAGACATAGCGCTCCGCCTCCTCAGCCAGCGGCACCTCGGGCGTGTCCCACCGATCCCCGCCGATCCGCGTCCGCCTGATCCATGTGACCACCAGATCGCCATCGGCATCGACCAGCCGCAGGTGCACCGGCGCATAGGGGCGCAATCCCACCCCGTCAAAGGCAATCACAGCATGGGCGAAACTCGGATCATCCACCGGCCGTCCCCCCGGCCCGATCCGGTAATGCAGCGCCTGTCCACGCTGTGCCTCGGTCAGTTCGATCTGCTGCGGCACGCCGTTGAGCCGCACGAAGAGTGACCCTGCAGGCCAGACGCCACCGCCCGCCCGTTCCGTTCCCAACTGCCCTCGCAGGCGATGGCGCAGAACATACGTCTCCGGTGCCACCAATTCCGCATCGCGAAACTGGAACAATTCCCAGCCCCCCGGCGTGCCATCGCCAATCGCACAGAGATTGCCGCCGTTCAACAGCGCTGCATCGCCCACGCTTTCCAACGTCCCGAACCGCATCCGCACGAATAGCCCATCCCCCCGGTCGATCCGCCCCATAGGGGCTGGCAAGAGAGTCGTTTGCGTCACCCCCACCGTGCTGCGCGCAGCAATCAAAGTATTGAGCCGGTAATTGGCATCCTCCGACGAAGAATAGACCGCCGCCGTGCCCGGCCAGGGATTGGCCAGCACCGCGATATGCGGCGCATGCGGCACCTCTTCGCCGGTCAAGAGCGGCAGATCGAGGAAAAGCGGCATCACCGGCCCCGGTGCCACAAAGGGGCGCAGCCGGGCGGGGTTATCCTCGATCAGGATAGGCCTATAACTCTCGGGGTCGATCCGCACCGCATCGACGCGCTGCGCAGTGCCTATCTGCTCGACCCGGTCGATGCGAAACCGCGCGCCGCCCTCACCCTTGGGCAGCCCAAGCACATCGCCCGCCCCGACAGCCAGTTGCGACGGCGGCAACGTCAGGCGCAGCGTATCAATCGACACCCGCGCCTCAGAGAGCCACCGCTCCACCACCTGCCGCCCCTCGGCCCGCGTGAGCGCCAGCGGCATCTCTGACGCCGCCACCGCATGTGTCGCCTCATCGGGCAGGATCGCCTCTTCCGAAATTGCCTCATAGTCGGCATCCGCCTCCAGAAACCGCAGTCGCACCCGGCCCGCCAGTTCCAGATCGCTGCCGCGCAATTCCTCGATAACGCCGCCCAGTTCCGGGTCGCGCACAACGAGGTCAAGATCAACCGAATGATCCACCCGCCCATTGCGCCCGCGAAATTGCAGCACACCACCGCGCTCGATGGCATCGAGACCATAGGCCAGCATCAAGGGCTGCAACGTCGCGCGCGCCTCGCTGACCTGATCCACCAGATAACCGCGCAAGAACCCCTCAGCGCGGCTTATGTCGAGATCACGCAGACCCGCGCGCGCCGCCACTTCGGCAATCACATCCGCCAATCGCCGCCCGCTCACCCGGCCACTGATCCAATGCCCCCGCGCATAATTCGCGCCATCCGACCAAAGGTCCAGATTGCCCGGAAAATAGGGAAACGGCCGCGCATCCCAGGCCCAGACATAGGCGTGATCGATATCAACCATCCGCCCGTCGAACTCCTCCGAGAGTGGATTGTGGACAGGATCGCTCCAGTAGCCCGCCATGGCCCGCAGATATTGCAACTGGATCAAGTCATCCCGCTGCCCTGTGGAATGACGCGGCAGGCTCGATTCCGAGGATTTGGGGTCAAGAAACTTGTTCGGTTGATTGGTGCCCTTGTCCACCGCAGCACAGCCATATTCGGTAAAGCGGATCGGTTTCGATTGCGGCACCCATGCGGTTGGCTCCGGCGCACGCAGGCCCCCAACACGCTCAAAATGCCGGTTTTCCCACCAGCTGCGCAGATCCTTGAACCGCCAGATCCACGGTTCACCGTAAGCGTCATCGGTGATCGGCACACGGCGCTGCGCCGCGCGCGCCTCTGACGTGGGGTAGAACCAATCATAGCCCTCGCCCCCTTCGATATTGGCTTGCAAATAGCCCAGATCGTAGATCGACCGCCAATCACGCGCATCGCGATGATCGTCCCCCTCGCGCCAATCGCTGAGCGGCATGTAATTGTCGATGCCAACAAAGTCGATATTGCCATCCGCCCACAGAGGATCGAGATGAAAGAACCGATCCCCATCTCCCGGCTGATAGCCGAAATATTCCGACCAATCCGCAGCATAGCTGATCTTGACCTCCGGCCCCAGCAGGGCGCGCACCTCTGCCGCCAAGGCGATCAACTGCGCCACCGCCGGAAAGCTGTTGTTTGCTCCCCTGATCTGCGTGAGGCCGCGCATTTCCGACCCGATACAGAAACTTTCGACGCCCCCCACAGCCGCACAGAGCGCCGCCTGATGCAGGATAAAGCGGCGATATGACCACTCATCGGGGCCTTGATAGATGACCGGGCTTAGCTTGACCGCACCGCCAAAACTCAGCAGATCCAGCGCGCTGGTGCCGGGGTTTTCCACCGCCATCGCCGCAATTGGCGTCACGGTGAAATCAGCCGCCCGCGCCGTGCCGAAAAACGCGGCCACCTCGGCCTCAGCCGCCGCCGTCCGATCCGGGCTGCCCGCCCGATCCGGTGCCTTGGAGGTGGTAATCCGCCCGCGCCATGGCAACACCGCCTGATCCTCGGCCCCGCTCCACGGATCTGGCAGGCCATTGCCCGGCATCTGCTCCATCAGGATGAAGGGGTAATAGAGCACCTCTTGCCCCGCCTGTTGCAACGCCAGAATGGCCTCGATCACCGCCTGATCGGTCGGCGTCCCGCCATAGACCTCGCGGCCTTGCGCATCCTTGGGCACCTCGCCCGCCTGCGCGCGGCTCAGGCTGGACACCCGCCACGGCATGTTCGACGCCTCGAACTGCTTTTGCTCCACGCGCGGCCTGATCCGGCAAACCCCGCAGCGCAGATCGTCACCGAACCAGCTCACAATCAGCGACACCGCCCCACAGGCCGGCAGTTCCTCGACAAGTCCCTTAATCGCCGTAGCCATGTCCGCACGGGCAGAGGGGCTGTTGATATTGGCAATCCCACTCGATCCTAGGCCAAAATTCATCGTGACCGGCGTCGTGGCCAGCGCATATTCGCCCGTGCCGGGCAGTAGCGCCACGCCCCGCACCGCCCGCACCGGATCAAGATCGGCACCCGGACTGCCCGCTTGCGACGGGCGGCACACCTCGAAACTGAACTGCGGCACGCGGTTGCCGAACTGGCTGATGTCGAGATCCTCGATCACCACATAGGCGGTGCCACGATAGGCGGGCACGTTGCCCGCGCCTTCCACCGCCTCGATCCGGGGGTCGGGCAATTGATCGCGCGTGCCCTTGTAGACCTGCATGTTGAGGCTCGTGGGGGCCACCTCGGTCCCATCCGCCCAGACGCGCGCCACACGGGTGATTTCGCCCTCGCAGAGCGCAAGGGCAAGGCTCAACGAATAGCTGATCGCCCGTGTGTCGGGCGTGGCGGGGCGCGGCGTGCCCTTGCCGCCGCCCCGGCTACCTTGGGTCACGGTCACATTCTCGCGAAACTCGGTCGCCCAGATCACCTGACCGCCCACGCGCATGCGCCCATAAACCTGCGGGATGGCATCGCCCTCCCCCGCGCCGGTCAGGCGCAACCGGCTGACGCGCCCCGTCTCGACCACTTCGGATCCCTGCCCCAGCAAACGTTGATCAATCGAACGACCGATCACGGCCCCGGCAAAGCGCCCAATCGCCACCGACGAGAGGCCAAGCGCCGTGCCCCCCACCGCGCCGCCAATCGCGGCCCCTGCGGCGGATAACAGAATGGTTGCCATGGCTCAGCCCTCCTTGGGAAATTCAAAACGCGCCACGATGCGCCGCCGCCAAGGGGCGCTCAGCGCGGTTTCGACCACGCCATGCCCCGAATAGGCGTGAATGAAAGACGCACGCGCGCCCACTTCCGCGACCACGCCCAGATGCTTGGCAACAGACCCCTCACGCATGCGAAAGAGGATCACATCGCCCGCTGCCTCTTGCGCCAGATCCTTGGCCACCAGATGCCGCGCCGCTGCCTGCCACAGCGCCTCTTGCCGCGCAGGCTCGGCCCAATCCATCGAATAGGCGGGCGGGCGTTCCGGCTCGGCCCCCTTGATCTCGCGCCAGAGCCCCCGCACCAGTCCTAGGCAATCACATCCCGCCCCACGACAGGCCGCCTGATGCCGGTAAGGCGTGCCGATCCAGCCTCGGGCCGCCGCGACAATCCGCGCCCCCTGCCCGCTCATCTGCGGCTCCCGCCATCACGACGCGGGCTCTTGGTCGGGTCCGTGATCGTCCAGTCATCGCCGGGAATGTCTGGAAACCCCTGATAATTCAGCAGGTTGTCGAATTTGAACTGACAGGTCGTCCTGCGCTTGTCACAGCCCGCCTCGATCCGCAGCGCATCGCCGGGCGCAACCATCGCGCCCAGAGCATGCCAGAGCTCGATCACCCGGCCCTCGCCCTCGCTGCGGTCGCGCTTGATCAGCCCGATCAGCCCGGTAGCCGCCCCACTCAAAACCCGGATTACGCCATGCCGAAACCAATCGTCTTCAAACCCGCCCATTTCGGCAAAGCGAAACACGCGGTTCTCCTCCACTTTCTCGGCGGGGCGCTCCGAAACATACCCCGGCGTATCCAGATCAAAGGTGCAGGTCCGGTCCCCCAGAATGGCGCTGCATGCCTTTTGATAGACCCGCCCCAACGGCACGTTGAGCGCATCGGTCAGCCCGCGCAACTCGGCCTCGAACGCCCCGCCTGCGCGCCGCAACTCGCCCATGGTGCCGCGAAAGATCAGGCTGCGCGCTGTCACATCCTGCCAATTGACGAGCCACGCGCGCAATTCCGCCCCGTCATACCGCCCGGCCTCGATATCCGCCTCGCGGATGGCCGCATCGCTCAGCGCGCCCAAGGCCTCGGTATTGTCGACCGACAGCCCCGTTGTCTGCTGCAAGGCCAACGCACTCAGCCCGGTATCAGGGCGAAATTCCACGCCTTCAAACGCCAACAGGCGGTCGTGATCGGTGAACCCCATCACCACCCCGTCGCGGCGCGTCAACGCCCAACACCGGCAGGTCGTGGTAATGCCCGACTTGAGATGCTCCACAAGCCCGCTCATACCCGGATCTCCACGACCGGCACATTGGGCACCTCGCCCGCCTGAAAACTGGCAAGGCTGGTCTGAATACGGTCCGTATCGAACCGCACCGGCACATCGAATTCATACCCCGCCGTGACCGGAACGCCGCGATTGGGCGGTTCAGAGAACGTGACCACGCCAGTGAAGGTATCGACCTCGTAGTGCACACCCTCCTGCATCTCGACATTGTCGAGACCCAAGCGCACCGTGCCCTTGACCGGCTTGACGATGGGACGCACCGCCACCTGCTCGCCCGACCGATAGGACTTGAGCAATTGGAACGAAACACTCGCATCATCCCCCACACCAATCTCCTGATCCCGGTAATCCGGCGCGGCCTTGGCCCGGCCCGATTTGAAATCGGTCCAGTCCTTCCAGCGAAACCCGTAGAGCTGCCCACGCCGCGCCTCGAAGAACGCGATCAGCGCTTCGATATCGTCGAGCGACCGAAGCGCCACGCCCGCATCATACCGCCTGCGCGCCTGCGCCCAGGGCGTGTTGCGTTCCTCAAATCCGTTGGCGAGCGTGACGATATCCGTCAACCGCTCCGGCCCGCCCAGCGAGCCGAAACTCAGGCTCGCCGGAAATCTGACCTCGTGAAATCCCATGTCCTGCTCCTTTTCAGCGATTGCGTCCACCGCGCCCGATCACGCGGCCCAGTTGCGCCGCGATCTGCCCTTGAGAGCGGCGAAACCCTTCCGCATCGGGCGTCTGGATATTCATCACCACGCTGACAGACCCACCGCCCTGCGCACGCACGCCGAGCCGCCCATCAGGGCCACGGCTGAGCGGCATGATCGCCTCTGGCCCCGCCTCACCCATGAGGCCCGTGCCACCGCGCATCGGAAAGCTCACAGGCCCGCTCACCACGCCCCCATTGGCAAAGGGCTGCACCCGCCCCTGCGAAAACGACGCGCCCTTGGCAAAGGGGAAAAGCCCACCCACAAGGCTGCCGATCCCCTGTGAAATCAGCCCGCCAATCTGATCCGTCACCGGGCGTGTGGCATCGTTGAAGGCGGTGTTGACCATGATCGTGGCCAACCTTCGCAAACTGTCCGACAGGCCATCGCCATCGATCACAGCGCCGCGTATGGCCCCGCGCAATCCCCGGCTCAGGCCCCGCTCCAGCGACTGCACATCCTGCCCCGCACTGGCAAAGCCGCCCTTTACCCGCGCCAGTTCCGCGCCAAAGGCCGCCGCCATCCCCGTGGCCTGCCCCATCGCATCATCAAGGGCGGCAATCTGCGCCTCAAGCTCGTCAACCCGCTCAAACTCATCCATCGCTCATCTCTCCTTGTCTGTCGGGAAAGGCGCGCAAAAGCGCCTCAAGCCCCGCGCGCGCCATGGGTTGCACACCCTGCCGTTCGCCCAGCATCAGGCGCAATTCGACCGGCGTCAGCGCCCAGAACTCAGCTGGTCGCAGGCCAAGCCCCTGAAGACCCGCACGCATCAAGGCAGGCCAATCAAACCGCCCGCTCATCCGCCCACCTCCGGCAGGGCAAAGGCCCGCGCCAAGAGTTCCGCCGCCGCCCGCGCCGCCGCGAGCGGTCCGCCTTCGATGTCGGCACTCAATAAATCCGCCGCCGATCCGCGCCAGCCTCCCCCGCGCAGCCCCGCCACGATCAGTGCCAGCACATCGCGCGTGGAAAACGCCCCGCCCTCGAACCGCGCCACCAGATCGACGAGCGAGCCGCTCTCCAACCCCGCCTCCAACTCGGCCAAGGCCCCCAGCGTCAGCCGCATCACCTGCTGCTCTCCGCCGATCACCAACGCCACCTCGCCTGCCCAGGGGTTGGCCATCACGATCACAGCACCGTAAAGGTCAACTGTCCCGCAGAGGCGAGCGCCAGCTCATAGGTCGCCTCACCATCATGGGTGCCGCCATATTCGATCGCCGTCACTTGGAATGGCCCCTCGATGGTGCCGAAATCGGGGATAACCACCTGAAAATCCGGCATTTCCCCGTCAAAGAAGATTTGCCGCGCCCGCGCATCGCTATCGGCATCGCGGAAAATACCCGAGCCGCTGATGCTTGCGGATTTCACACCCGCGCCCGCCAGCAACTCGCGCCAGCCCCCCGCGGATTCAAGGCTGGTGACATCCACGCTTTCCGCGTTGAAACTGACGCGCGTGGCGCGCAGCCCCGCCACCGTCTGAAAATTGCCGCTGCCGTTCAGGTCGATCTTGACCAGCAGGTCCTTGCCATTTTGTACCGCCATTGTCGTCACTCCAGAGATTAAAGGTTACGCGTCCTCATCGACGCGCGCCTGAAAGGTCAGGTCGATCCGCCGCGCCTGTCCGCCCGTCTCGCGCCGCGCGCGGGCACGCAGGAAATTCAGGCTGCTCACCCGTCCGCGGACGAGGGAAAGCTCAGCCCCCACCAGCGCATCGCTGACAGCGCCCGCCACCACTTTGGCCTGTTGAAACCCGGCGCTCTCGCTCACCACCGTGACGGTGAACCGATGCCAGGCCCCGCCCGCCGTGCCATCGCCGCGTTCGCGCGCCTCTTCAGGACCAAGCGTCACATAAAGCGGCGGCACCCGACCGGGCGGCACCGCATCATGGATCGCGCCGCCCACCAGCGCGCTCAGCGCCGCATCCTGCGCCAGCCGCTGATAGACCGCCACCTGCAATCCTGCTGCCATCGCATAGCTCATGGCACCACCTCCTCTTGCGCCCAGAGGCTCAGGTATCGGCCCGCGCCATCGGCCTCCGTCACCGACAGGATCGCGAAAATCCGCGCGCCATCGCGCAGCCTTTGCCCGGCCTCTGGCCGCGATGCCGACCCCTGTGGCGCGGCCCGCACCGTTATCCGGTAGCCCGCCCGTGCCACAGCCAAACCCTCGGCCTCGGCCTCTCGGCCCGTGCGCGCGCTGACCTCGGCCCAGAGCGTGCCCCGCGCCTCCCAGACTTCCGTGAAACCGCCCGCCCCATCCGGCAGACGCACCGCGCCCTCCAGCACCAAGGGCCGGTTCAGCCTCGGGCCCGCCATCACCGCGCCCCCCCGCCCAACAGCCGCACCGTGCGATAGCGCTCAATCAGGCTGGCCACCCCAAAGGGCATGCAGCCGCTGCTCAGGCTCGTGTCATGCCGGTACTCGTAATAATGTGCCGCCAGCATCAGCACCGCTTGCGCCAGATCGGCTGGCAGATCAGACCAATCCGCTCCATAGCCCGCGCGAAACCGGATTTCTGCCACAGCGCCGTGCCCGATAACTGGCAGGAATGTGCCCAAGGGCCGCACCAAGGGCCGATGCGCATCCTGCTCCAGCCGGTAAAGGGCGGGGTCGATCACCTCGACCTCATCCGCCCGGTTGCGCAGACCAAGGCTCAGCACAGCGCTCACCGGCGCCACCGGCAAGGCCTGCCCTGTCGCGTCCCGCCACTGATGCAGCGCCCAGGAAAACTCACGTTCCAGCAGCACCTTGCCCGTGCGACCCTCGATCGCCGCCAGCGCCGCGCGCAGAAAACTTTCCAGAACCGGGTCCTGGATATCGTCATCGGCAAACCCCGTGCCCAGCCGCAGATGCGCCTTGAACTCCGCCAGCGGCAGCGCGGCCGGGGGCACCGCAGTTTCTTCGATTAACATCATGGACCTACTCCATATATCCCGGACCCCTCCGGTGGTTCAGGCGCGCGCCGTTCCGCGTTGCACGGACGGAGGGGACAGTTGGACAACGCCTCGCCCGAACGGCACGCGCCCCGAGGCGAGGGGTTCACCCCCCGCCCCGTCGCCGCGTCCTCAGGAGACGGCGAATTTCAAGAGCTTGATCGCCTTGAAATCGGACACATCGCCGCCCACCCGCTTGGTCGCGTAAAAGAGGACATGCGGCTTGGCGCTGTAGGGATCGCGCAACACCCGCAGATCGGGCCGCTCGGCCACGGTATAGCCTGCGTGAAAATCGCCAAAGGCGATGGCATTGGCCCCCGTCGCAATGTCGGGCATATCCTC